CATATTGGTGCCCGTCACGTGGGTTACCACGATTTTTCTGGAAGAGGGTCCAAAATAGGACTAAAAAAACCTCATATTTTAATTAACCAGGAGGATCAGGAATGCTGACCCCGAAACGTGTATATCGCTATCTTACGACTCTTATACCCACCTCGTACAATATACGGATCATCTTCAAGTGAAGACACATCTTTGTATTGATGAAGGCCATCCATTACAGGATCAGAGTGGGCCTCTAAAACTTCTATGTATTGTGTAAAATAATAACGATACATTTTCGGTTGAAGTGGACCCACAAACTTATCAATTAGTCTAATACGCCTGGATTTTAATTGAGGCGCTAGATAAATTTGATAAGCCGGATATAATTGGTCACCCTTGATACAGTTGCTAGTGTCTTTTAAAGGCACCTTTATGATTGTATCAAAAACATAACCGTCTTTCGTACCATGTCTAAACATTTGTTTTCTAGTTTGGACAACAGGACGAAGGTCTCTTTCAGCATTGAAATCGTAAATCAGATGACCATCACCATAACCATCGGGTCCGCGAAAAGCGTTCCCATTGGCAAGTGTGGCTTTGATGGCAATTACAAATTCGTCATCAAATAACCTAAAATCGCGAAAATCTTTATTCAAGAGTCCAACGATTCTAGCATCTGTCCATCGATCTTTCTTGTAGAAAGGGCGAATATTGGTACCAAGAAAGTAATCAGCACCACATGACTCACGGAACGGACCTTTGCTATAAGACTTCTTAGAATTAACTTCGAAGCCATAAAAGCGTAAGGCCGTAACCAAGTCCTCGTAGCAAATAGAAGGAACAATAATATCGTCCCCATATACGCTAACGAGCGCAGTGTCGGCGTTGTTACGCTCGCAAACAGTTACAGCAATGGCATAGAATATGAGGCTCTCGAGTTCAAAAGTGAAACCGTTTCCCATTGAGGAAAACATTTCCAGCTCGTGTTCCCTACCTTCATAGTTCACCGTACCGGTACGTAGAGACCATAAAAGGTCAAACCACGTTTCTGGGCATGAGTGATACACCATTAGCAGCGCTTGCGTATTACTTGCATTTTTTACGTCAACAGTTACAAGTTCATTAGTAATTGAACCTAACAAAGCTAGCTGTTGGTTTACAGTCTGGTCATAAAGATTACAACCAGCTTGTAAAAGACGCCGTTTCATGTGACGACCCACTCCTTTTTGATAAGGGGTATTCAGGGTCGGTTCCATTAGAATGGTTCTCCGTGTGAATGCATTTTTGAGTACCGAAGAAAGTCTTCCAGGTATTACTTTATACTGGCCTTTATGTAACGACCAATAATGCGGCATATCTGTATCTACGATATTTTCAATAATCGTAGAGAATTCCTTCGAACACGTGGGCTCCGCATCAAGTTTATAACGCGGAGAAGTTCTTTTTCGTACAGTTGCACTTGCACCCGGGCCGAAAGCAATGTCGAGCTCATCTAAACTCGGAACCGGACCCAACCATTCAGTAATTTTCCGAAGAACCTCAAAAACAAAGGAATCTTCGCAGGTAAATAATTTACCTGACTGAAAGAGGGCCGACCAACGTTTATTTGTAGCACGATTTTGTATTTCGGACTCAGCAAAACCGACCCACATTGCACGCTCCGTGTCAACGATAGACAAATCAGCATCTTTGCTATAAAAAGCGAGACACTGACGAGCATATTGAAGATCACGAATGTCGTGCGAATATTGGTAGTCTATTGAGAACGCACAGAGCGCCTTGATATCGTTTTCAGTGACCAATTTCATTAGGTCATCAGAAAAAATACCTGAACGTTGTGCGCAGTAAAAAGCTAAACGCCGCGTAAACGCAGCATCTTGCTTCTTACTCCACAAATCATAAAACTGACGATCTTTAGTATTTAAAGTATACATTTTCTTACTCCTTTCATGGACATAGATACAACAACTTAGTTAATTAATAGGGACGTAAACCGTCATAAAGAGCATCTGTCACTTGGGCATTTGCTGCTAGATTTCGGGCGTACGCCACTACATCTTTTCTTTGTTGCTGCGTTGCTCGCAGTGGCATAATAAAGTCTTGTATTGATACGAGGCTATATGCCAATTTAGGAGCAGCTGTATAACCGTCAGAATTGTTTCCGGTCGCGGTTTCAAGCGCTGGAACAGTGGTTTTCAGACGGATTTTCTCAAGCGACGCATTACCTTTAACCTTTAAAAACACCAGTGAAACAACTACGGCAGCAAGAACTGAAGAAACTCCAGATTCACGCCATACGTATTCATTAGCTGCATGTGATAAAGGCACAAAAGTGTGCGCCACAGGGGTCGTCTGACCATCGTTCAAAGTCATGCTAGTGATAGCACTCATAGGGATACCTATATTTTAAGTTAATAAAAAGCTCAAGGCCAAAACAATGCCTTAAAACTTAAGTGATTTTCGGATTCCATCAGTACTTGACGTCAACAACGCAAAAGCATTCAAAAGGTGGGTAGGCGTTAAAGCCTCTTTCATCGATTTAAATGAAGGCGTTGGTAAGTTTCGATAATCTGACGGAGATGATAAGATAAAACGAGAGAATTGAACGTTTCGTTCATAATAGCTTTCAGCCCCGTTAATAATATAATTGGGACCTTGGCTATGAAACGCTGTATTCTTCACTTCCTTATCAGAGCGCACTATATAATCAATGTCAAAGCTACGGAAGAAATCAAGACCGCCGAGATAATCACCGATTGGAAGGAACCAATCAGCAATAAAACTCCACGGCATAACTTCCCACGCAACAGATAATGGATCATTTAAGTGCAAAGTCGTCGAGAGAGTAGGTTGTGTTTTTAACACAACAATTAAAGAAACGCGACGAGAAGTGGCAGAATTAAATTTCACACCACCTTCACCCGTCGTAATCTCTTGTACTCTTAACGCACGTGACACCTTATAACGCGTCTTAAAAGGCATATTAAGCCTATTTGCCAACGTATGAGCGGAACCGTGGACGTCCTCCAAAAGAGGCTTCCAACCGTATTGGTATTCAAGAATGAGATCTGAGTAATCAGTCGCATTCAACAGGATACCTTTCTTCCGAACAACTTGACTTAAAACGTGACCATGTTTTATGCGGGGCCCCCCAAACTCTTTAGCGGCTTTGTAAAAATTGCCGTTTCGAAGATAATGAAGGCCTTTCGCGATACGAGTAGCTGTATTCGCAATCAAAGATATAGTTTGATGGCTTTCGCCAACAAAATTACCAAGATTGAAATCACTACCACGTATTTTCTTCGCTGCTTTATTATAAAGCTTTAAATCATCATTATCAGACCAAGATAAACTAGCAAATGGGCCGACTCCAAAACACGATTGCACTGAACCAGTGTAAAGGTTAATTGGGGCCGACACATCACGCCAAGTGATCTCCGGGTTGTATGATGAAGCGATAGTGGTCAAATAAGGATGATCGATGACAGCCTCGCCTTCGACCCGATCTGCTCCATTCCATACACGTGCAAAACGCTCACCAATATAGGCTGAGCCACACGTGCCGGAATGAATAACGCGATTATCAGATACGATGCTACCGATTGTCATATGGAAGCTTCTCCGAAAAACGGTCACCTTCTATTAGAAGATTACGAAATTGAAACGCATTAATGGTACAGTTTAGGTACTCGTCATAAGCAACTAATTCAGCATTGCTAAGTGAAGATAGTTTAGTAGCACACTCAAGTCTAGTGGGGAAATTTTCAATCCCTTCAACAAGCTTGAGG